CTATTGCTCCCAGGTTCGGTTGAACCGGGGATCGGTGATAGCGTCGAGGTAAGCGGCTGCTTCCTCGTATGCCGCGGCGAGCTTGCCGGGCTTCTTTCCCTGCCTTTCGGCCTCGTCGCGGAAAGCTGCGGCCTGCTGCCGAAGCTGGGCGACGGCCCAGGCTACGTCGTGCTTCATCATGCTCTCCTACCAGTCCAGGGACTTCGCGGCCCGGCGCAGGTAGTCCGGGCTGAACTTGGCGTAGACCCGGCTCGTGATGCGGGTGTCCGTGTGCCCGAGGAAGCGAGCAATCTCGTCCATCGGCGTCCGATCCTCGGCCATCCATACGGCCGCCGAGTGCCGGAAGACATGCGGGCTGGCGTGAACGCCGGATCGCTGGCTCGCAGCCAGGATGCCCTTCTTGATGTCGCCGATAGGCCCGCCGTTATGCTCGATCACGAAGTCAGACGTGGCCCCTGCCCTCGCCTCGCCGAGCAAGCTCATAGCGCGGTCGTTGAGTGGCACGGTGGCGCGCGTCTTGTTCGCCTTCTGCACCCGGCCCGGTGGGTTGAGCGTGAGTAGCCCCCGCTCAAGGTCAACACGGTCCCAGGTCAGCTCCAACAGAGCCTTGGCCCGGCCACCCGTAAGGACGGCGAGCTGAGCGAACAGGACGACATGCGGCGCACGGCAACCTGCGAGGAACTTGCGGAACTGCGGCTTCGACAGGTGCTCGACCGTGCTCTCGGGCATGGCGGGCAGGACGATGCGAGGCGCAGACGGGATCAGCTTGCGCTTGGCCGCCCAGTTGAGCGCCGTGCGGATCAGCCCCAGCTCGTTGCGGAGCGTGTTCGAGGCGCGTTTGCGCCAGTCGACGTAATCGCCGCTGGTTTGCTCGTCGATCTGATCCATCGTGAGGTTGCCCCAGAAGGGCTTGGCTGCCTTCCACGAGGTATGCTTGCGAAAGCTGCCCTTGATAGCCGACGCCGTGTTCATGTCCGGCTTCGCCCTCGGATCGGGAAGCGTCGCCAGATAGGCGTCGATCACCTGCCCCACAGTCTCGACCGAGGACAGCGTGAGCTTCGACCAGAACTCCCGAGCTAGCGTCTGCGCGGCTGCCTTGTCAGTCGTGCCAAGCGAGACACGTCCTCGCCCGCCGTCTGATTTGTTCCAGATGATGCACCAGCTCCAATAGGCGGAACCATCGGTTCGCCCTCGGGTGAGCTTTCCAAGGCGCCACTGTTGGCTCGACATTCGTACTCCTCCACAGCCCAAGGCGGGATGCGCCAGAGCTTGCGCCCCAGCTTGAATGCGCCGGGGAGGTGCCCCCCATTGCACAGGTCATAGATGAAGGTGTCGGAGACCCCCCAGAGGGCAGCCACCTGGGCGACGGTCATCGCCCGAGGGCTGACCTGCGGCGCAAGCGACTCGACAGACGCGGCACTAATCATGGGCAAGGTCTCGTATGGAAAACCGTAGAATGCAAGAACGAAAAGAGAACAGGCGGAACGTGAGCTGTGGATAAGACGGCACAAGCGCGCACCACGAACACGAGGACAGGCCGCAGAGTGCGTCGAGGCGCTATAGAGGCTTGGTAGAGTTTACTTCCAAGTCGAACATGTCGAACGACAGCCAGCGCATCACGGGCAGCAGGTCAGCTATGGAGCGTCCGGCCTGCCACCGTGCATAGGCTCGGTTCCGGCAAAGCCAGACGTTCACGCGCCAAGCGTATTCACGTTGCATCATCGCCTCCGTATAAAATGCGCAACAAACCCCTCGCCATGATTAGCGAGGGGTTGAGCAGGGTTGATCGAGGTTAGGCAGCAGGCGCCAGCTTCTGTCCGACCAAGGACAGGTCGGCGAGTGCAGCGGCAGCAGCAGGCGAAAGGCTGGCTGCATCGGACTTGGCACGAGCAATCAGGGACTGCACAGCCTTGGCGAAGGCGGCGTCGTCGAAGGCACGAGGATCGGTTTCCTTTTCCTCAACCGACCAGAAGGGCTTGGCGAAGGCATCGGCCGAGCGAGGCTCGACGTACAGCTTGCTATCTACCTTGGGTACGCCAGCCGTCACCTCGCCCTTCGGGCTTACGACAATGCGGACGTTGGAGTAGGCATGGAACCAGGCGATCAACGCCTTACGGCGCGAGGACTTGGGCATCGCCTCGACCAGCGACGGGACCAGCGAGCAGTCACGATGATCCGCAGCGCGCTCCAAGAGAGCACAGGCGGTGGCATGAATGCGAGCGTCGAGCTTCGAGCCAGCGGTGGCAATGGTGCGGATCGAGGTCTTGAGCAGACCCGTGTCGTAACCATTGGTATCGCGGGACTTGAGGCTCTCCAGCACGAGGGCCGGATTGGTCATGTCGATCTTGGTCGTGGCCATGTCACATACTCCTATGTCACCTAGCGAAAGCACTAGGAGTGGAGGATGGACGGTGCGCTGTTACATGAATGGCGCTTGGCAGGGCTATCCCGAAGGACCGCCCAGCCACCACTGCTAGTGCCTAGTGTATCTGTTCGCACCCGGTCACAAGGACCGGACAGACTAGGCACTGTCAGGCTAGTAGAGCGGACACGGCGCAGTCAGTCGCCGCCAGCTCTATCTACAGGGACTGCTACCAGGCTATGCCAGCCCGTCGCTATTAGGGGTGCTCCCCTTGCCCTACGCTCTATTCACCTAGCACCAGGAGCCTGCCGCACCCCGCAAAGGGTCCGTTCAAGTCCCGCCACTTACAGCATGGCGAACAGTTAGCTTGCCGGATTGCCCGCTAGGCGTCCCCCGTAGGGACGGTGACAGTCATGCGCTGTCACTCACAATGAGCCGTTGCCTTGCGGCTGGTCCCTGAAAGGAACCCGGTATGTGCGGGCTCTTTGGCCCGTCACTCGACATTGGCGCTACTGCACTAGGGCAAGGCTTAATCCGGATGATCCGGGTTCTTAGGGGAGAGGAGGCCTAGCCTCTTGCACCTGTCACCTATTCGATCCGGCCCCGTTGGCGGGAACCTTGACCCCGGCTAGGCTGTAAGCCCGTATCGCCGCCGTCCCCATTGTTGTCCCACGTCTCAGGCTTGATTGCAAGCCCCTTAATTGGCTTAGTCGCTACCGTGGCGCTGATAGCCGGGCTTAGTCGGGGTTGGGCTAGTGCCGATCCCCGTTGCATCCGGTCTAATCCTGTAGGTTCCCCGGTCCCTGTTCATGTTACCAGGGAGTGTATCATCCGGGTATCACACCCCTACCGCGACCCAAGGCTTAGCCTGTGCTCTAACCCCGGATTACCCCGGACAAATAGATGCGGCTTGCCTGTGCAGGAGGGTATCAAAACCCCGCTAAGCATCAGGCAAACGAGACAGATCGGCCCCGCGCCTACCCTGCCCCACTCCGGCTAAGCCATTGGCCTAACCCTGAGCGGAAACCGGGAGCGCCCACGCGCCTGCCCGGAGTTAATCCACGCGCAAACGCGGACGCGCCCAGGCCCCCACGGGGGTGATTACGGTCTTTGACAGTCGGAGTTGCCCCCTCTCACCAGCACATCAAAATCAGGCCGTAGCCGGGTTGAGCATTGCGCTTAGCCCGGCTGGACTCGGTTACAATCCGAGCGACCGCGATGATGCCGATTTTAGCCCCGTAGGCAGCCGATCCAGCACGGCGAGGAGGTTAGCCCCGGATGACTCCGGTTGAGCCTGACGGTGCCTCTCAGCTCCATCTGGGTGCCATCTGGGCACAGGGAGCTTATAGGCATGAGGGCCAACCGGAGTCAACACTTGGTAGCAGGCTTGGTTCCTGCTAGATCAAATAATTCCTAAGCATTGACGGAAGTTAGGAACAACCGTCGCTCCCGGTCCCGCCTGATGACTAGGCCCGGTAGACGCACGGCTTGGCCGTTCTTACGAGCGTAGACCCACTTGGGAAACTGAGCGGCAGCGCCGGGGTAGTCCCTAAGCCGGAGGCGCGCGGCCAAGGTGCTCTTACAAAACGCGGTGGGGCCTACGTTGAAAACGAAGTCCGTCACGGCGTCCAGCTGGTTCTGGTTCAGCAGGACGTTGCTGATGCAGTTCCGCGGCGAGCCCGACCGGACGTAAGCCTGGTGAGAGGCCAGATCAGCCCGGAGGAGCGCCTGGCACTGCGCGTCGGTGAATGTCTGCCCCATCCGCAGCTCTGGCCCTGTGTGGCCGTAGCAGGCGGTGAGGATGCCTACCGGATCGCGGTAGACGCGGTTGACCTTCCCCTCGCTCGTCATTGTGAGCGAGAGGCCGGCTGCCCCGACGATGGCCGCAGCCACCGCCGAGACGACGATCTTCTTTATGGTGTTGCTCCTATGGATCAGCGGTTGAGCACTGCCGCGGCGCCGGCTGCTAGGCGGGATGCGTGGTACACACTTCCCTCCAGCGTCGGGTGGACGCTGTCGCCGGAGGTGATCCAGTCTGCGTTCCCGGTGCCATTCGGCGTCGTGGCCTTGCCGTTTCCGGTTACCCACTTATCCGCGATGTTATCGAGGAAAAAAGTGTTCTTGCTGAACACGGCGGCGGCAGCTTTCTTTGCGTCACGGCAAGCGACGATCGCCGCGCTTGCCGTGTCGTTCGGGACCAGCGGACCGGCCATGAAGATCGTCACGGCCGGGAGCGCGCTTGTCACCGCCGCCAGCCACTCCTCGACCTTGGCCTGGATCGTCGTCTGGGGGTTGGCTGTGTCATTCAGCCCGCCGCACTCGAAGATAAAGTCCGGCGCCGGAGCAATGATGTCCGCCTGCACACGCTGAATGAACGTGTGCTTCGTGCCGCCAAGGCTGGCGATGTACCCGGTGCCGCCCGATCCAGAAGCCCAAGTGTCGGGCTGGCCCAGCATGTTGCCCAGCGCATTGCCGACAGTGCCGTGCGGATCGTCGCCTGCACCTTCGACTATGCTGTCTCCGTGCACGATTACGCGCACATGGTCCTCGACCGGCCAAGGCGAAGGGGGGTATAGATTGCTCGCGCGAAGGCCGGCGAAGTAGACGTTGCCGTTGCTCGACATCTCGAGTTCGTAACGCCGAAGCTTTCGCTGGGACGCCGAACCATCGCCCCACTGGATCGGGAGAAAATACGGGTAGACACCATTGGCGATCGCGCCACTTGGGCTGAGCGGCTGACCGGGAACGCCAAAGCTCGTCGTGCTCACATACTCGCCATCGACCTTGATCCGCATCTTTCCCGAACCCCCCATGAAGAGGATTTCGAACGCTGGCGCGTAGCTGGTGAAGCGGATACGGCCACCCGCCGGAACCCGTGTCGTACCCGTCGAGGTGACGGACGTGATCGACACCAGCTCGCCGCCGGGAAAGCCAGTCGGCAAAGTCGCGGTGCCCCCCAGCAGCGTGTAGCGCACCGGGATTTGCAGGGCGTGACTGTTGTAAAGCCATGTCGTGCCGACAGCGATTGCCGTCGCTGTGGTGGGCGCTCCAATGGTCGGCGGGTTAGCCATAATGGAGGGGAGGCGCAGGCCCGTGCTGGCCATTGAGCGGCGCAGAGTGTCGATCGTCCGGTTGCGCGCCGCATGTGCTTTCACAGCGACGGCCAGACCGAGGGCGGCACTCATGTTCAGGCCTCCCACACCACCACAGCGTTGCCCGTAGACAATCCGCTGCCGGCAACGAGGTAGAGCTCCCCGGCGGGACAGAGCGCCCCCTCAAAGCCGTCCCGCGCCGAAGCGTAGACGCGCATTCCGTCGGTTGCGCTTGCTGAAAGGGCGACCTTGAAGTCCACCGCCGCGCCGAGCTGGAGCGCCCGGCGATCACGGTTGGCGGCGATCAGGGGCGCCGTCCCGGCTGCCTGTCCCGCACTCAGCGTAACAGTAGTCTGCGCATAGGACGCGGCCATTTAGGCGTCGTTCTCGTTTGCCGGCGTCGCGTCGAGCGGGATGAGCGCGTCAGCCGCGGCCGAGAAGAACGCGCGGAGGCTGGTCGCTGCCGGGTGGGTGCCGCCGTAGCCGGGTGCGGCGATCTGGAGCTGGCTGATCGCCTGGGAGGCGACGCGGCGAAGGTGGTGGCCTCGCGAACCGATGTTCGGCGAGGGCAGGTCGGTATCACGCATGTGCGTTAGGTCCTGAGATACTTGGAAAAGAGAGAGACCCCGCCGGATGACGGGGCGTTGAAGCGATTGCGGCCGAGGGGATCGGCCATAAGTTCGCGGAACTCGCGCTCGCGCTGGAACTGGACAGCCTTGTCCTGGTCGATGGCGAGCTGTGCGACCCAATAGCGGACCGCCCCTTCCAGGGCGTCGGCGCGGTCGTCATGGAACAGCGCGCCCTTCTCTCGGGTCATCTTCGAGAGCTGGTGGAACAGCGAGTAGAGCCCGCGCTTGCTCGGGTCGTACCCGGCGGAGGTGTCGCGATCTTCCTCGATCACGGCCTCGTTCACAATCAAGGCGCCGCGAGCCATGACAGGCTCCAGCGTCTCGATTATCCGGGTTTCCTTCTGGCCGTGGACGTAATCGTCGTCGACCGCGCAGGTGTGCTCGCCCCGAAGGATCGGAAGCCACACCTCCTTGAAGGCGCCGTAGCCGAAGTTCTGCTCGATGATGACGCGCTGCACGGCCCATCGCTTGGCGATCCCCGCGAGGGCCTGCATGACGGTGGTGGCGTAGCCGCCCGGCAAACCGCCCGCTGAAAGCAGGTAGACATTGCCGTTGAGGAAGCCTGTTACGGCGTAGGCGGTCTCGTCCCCGTTCTTACCGCCGCCGGCCGGGTCCACATACATGATGACGCCCTGGAGCTTCGCCGTTTCGGGCGACAGCTCGTGCGGCGTCGAGACGTGATAGCTAGCGGAATGAACGCTGACGGGCCGAAGGGCGGCGCCGCCGAAACCGCGGGTGACGGACATCGGGAACTGGTCCCCGCCCAGCCGCATGACCACGAGGTCCTCGGTCTTGAGCGGGTAGCGCATGGCGTCCACCAGCCGGGTGTTCAGCATGTGCTGGAGCTGGAAGTAGCTCGGCCCCTGATCGAGTTCCTTCTTCTGGAGGACTTCCTCGCCGAGGTAATCGGGGTCGACAGGCTGGCCCTGGTCTCCCAGCATCCCCCCACCGAAGGCAAGCCGAGGGTTCATGGCGAGGCGCTGGCTTATGTAGGGGGCCAGCATGTTGCCGTAGTTCTCGGTCTGCGCCGACGTGGGGAAACGGCCGGGCCAGATGCGGACGGTGAAGCCACGCGCCGGCAGCGTGTTATAAATGGACTCCTGACTCTGCGGGGTGCCCAGGTAGACGATGCGCCCGGTGGCGCAGATCGAGGTGAAGTCCCGCGTCAGCTCTAGCAGGATTTCCCGCATGGTCGCCGTGCGCGCGTTCTTCTGGCTCTCGATGTCGTCGGCCACGAGAAGGTCGGCGCGCTTGCCCTGGAGGTTGCCGGTGATGCCGACGCAGGCCACGCTGGGCGACTTGTCGACGCCCTTGAGGACGTAGTGGACATCGAAGGCTTCGACCGAGGTGCGGTCGCCATTGGTCGGGTCCGGGGCCAGGCACTCCAGTTCCTCCATCGTCATGATGAGGCGGACGATGAGGGTGCTGATTTCGTTGGCCTGCCGGCCGCCGGCCGAGAGGATCAGGATGCGGTAGGACGGGTTGTGGATCAGGCACCACACGGCGAAGATCGCGGTGATGGTCGTCTTGGCCTGGCCGCGCTGCGCCTGGATCATCAGGTACTGCGGACCGTGGCTCAGGAACTGGCCGATGTCGTGCTGGACGGGGCTGGTGCTGAACCCGAGGTGCAGCATGGCCGCTTCCAGGAATAGCGCGAATTGCGCGTACTCCCGCTGGAGCAGCTCCAGCTTCCGCCAGCGTAGTAGGGCCTCGTCCGCGCTCTCGCGGGTTGCCATCAGTTAGGCAGGCCCGCCATGAACGCCGCACCCTCGGTCGCCACTGCCAGGTCGGCCCGGCCAGCGCGCATCTTGGCCTTGCGCTCGGCCATCTTGGCTTCGAGCGCGCCGAGTGCATTGTCTTTGGCCGGGGTGCAGGTGATGTTGTTGTTCTTGAGGAACTGGATCGCCGCGGTCAGGGTCGCCGCCGAAGGCGGCATCGTCTGGGTAATCTCGTTGCCGTCGCCGTCGGTCTCGCCGGTAGGTAGCGGGGTGCCGTCGAGTAGGTCGGTGAGCACTTCGGCAACCTTGGTGTGAAGGTTGCCTAGCGCGGTCTCGTCAGCCGCCACGAGACTTGTTCCGACACAGCTCTCGCGCGAGGCGCCGAGCCCTGCGAGCCGAGTAATCGCGCGCCGTCTTGTAGAGGGTGAGTGCAATCTGGATGACGGTGTAGATGATGGTTAGGACCATCACCCAATGCTCTAAGGTTAGGCCCGCACTAGCCGCAGTAGTTACTACGGCCGGGGGCGCGAGCTTCCCTGCATCCAGGATATACTCCTGGACGTTGTTCGGTAGGCTCACGCCGTACCTCCTTTGATGTTGTTGAGCGGCTCAGGCCGCTTCGTAGGACCCGCTGACGACCAGCCGATAATTGGTGGTTCCGCCCGGATAGGTGCCATCGTACTTGGCGATGGCGATGTTGCTGCTTGCGACCGGGTTATGGCACGAGAGCCCGAACCCAGCGGAGATTACCTCGCGCCCGGCGAACGAATTGTAATTGGACGCCGCCACCGGGAGCGTCGCTGTCAGCGTATCTGCGCCAGTACCGTTGTCATTTATGCGGATCGTCAACATGAAGTGGACGGTCTTGCCCACCTGCTTCCACTTACCGTACGTTGAGAACGTGGTCAGCGCACCGGACCCGACTGTGATGGCCGGCGTGTAGAAGTCCCACGGCTCTCCGCCGGCCGAACTGACCACCGCGCCGTTGAGGTTGACGATCCCCGACACATAGTTCGAGTTTGCCAGGTTGACCGCGTTCGCCGGCGCACTGATGACATTCAGGCCGGTAAAGGTGCCGGTCATGATTGTTGCAGTCGCAGTGGCCTGCGACAGGCGACAGTCGCGATAACGGACCCCGTTCGGGGTGTACGGAAGCGTCATTGCGCCAACGAGTGTAAAGTCGCAGTCGTCGAACAGCGTACCGGTGGCGGGCACCGTCTCTACGACGCGGGGACCGTACACCAGGCCAGTCGGGGATAGTGCGGGGTCGTCGGTGAAGAGGCACCGGATAAAGCGGTTGGACAGCTTGCCGCTCGCGTCGGGGTAGGGATTGACCACCGCGCCGATGATCTTGCAGTCCTCAAAGACCATTCCGGGCTTGTTGGCCCACACCGCCCAATTGGTCGTGCCGATGAACTTGCATCGCCGGAAGGTTGCGTCCGCGCTGTCGCCGCTATCGGCGACCATGGCAGTACCAACATTGTCGACGAACTCGCACCCGTCGAAGACGGTATCGCGATTGAGGTTCGCACCCTCCGCCTCCATGTCGAAGCCGGAACATGGCGCGCTTGAGACGCCCCCGCGCCCCGTGCGGTTGAAGCGGCAATCAACATAGCGCGCGCCGCGACCACCGACTTGAGAGAAGCCCTGCCGACCGTTTTCGTCGAAAAAGCATCGCGTCATGGTCAGCGGGCGCTTGGGGCTCGTCGCTGTCGTGGTGAGCTGCGCCGCGCCGCCATCAAGGCCCATGCGTACCGCGTCGAAATCCACACCGCTGATCCGGCCGGTCGCGCGCACGATGTAGAGGCCATAGTTGGAAACTTGTCGGCCGGTGTCGCCATACTCACCGCCCAGAACGAAGGTATGGTTTTGCCCTTCGCACCGAAAGCCTTCAAGCGTGAGGTCGCCGGAGCAATCCACCCAGCGAACCACGCCCTCGAAGGGGGATGCAGCGTCGGTTGGCGTTGTGCTGATCGTGGTTCGCGCAGCACCCGTGGCCGGATTGAACGAACCGTATTTGAGCCCCGACACAGTGCGAAAGATTGCACCGTTCCCGATGATCTGAACGCGCCCGCTCATATTGCTGAAGTCGAGCGGCGACGGGCCGACGCCCACCCCAAAAGCGTTGCCCGTATTCGTGTTTGCTGCGTCTTGAAGGCCAACCATGTAAACGGTCCGGTCGAGAAGAATGACGCCGCCATTTCGGCGGCGAACTTCTCGCGACATCGCAACGAACGCTAGGGTTTCGTTGGTAACCCCATCGTTCGCCGTGCCGAACATCGACGGGCGAAGAACCGGCTCAATGATGCGAAAGCCGCGGCCGTCTGCGGCGAGGAAGCAACTGCGCGGGTTTGCGGCGACGTAGGCTGAGTTGACCGCAGGCGCTTCCACATAGAGCGCCGGGCCAACGCCCTGCACTGCATAGCCGGAGGTCTGCACCATGCGGACGTTCGCCGGAATGGCGGGCGGCGTGGCCATGGCTGCCGCCATTGTTCCAAGCGGCATGATCGTGCCGGCCGCAGCGATGGCTGCGGCGGCGATCACCTCGGCCCAGGTCTGGTTCTTGCGAACGTACTGCTTGCCGTCCGCAGGAGCCTCGGGGAGCCCGCCTTCGGTGAGCGTCGCCTCTACCCAGTCCCCACCTTGGCGGAGGTAGGGGGTGCCGTCGTTTGGCGCGTCGGCAAGTCCCACGGCACCGCCATTGATCGAAGCGTCGGTCAGAGCGTCAGCGGCCTCACCAGCGAGGAGCACGGCCTGACGGGCGTTCTTGTCCAGGTTCTGCTCAGAGAGGAAAGCGCCGTCGGCGAACTCGACCAGAGCTGCGTCCTTGGGGGTGTCCCGGTAGACGCGGAACGTCTGACCGGCGGCGACGGCCGGCGTGATCTGGACGCTCTGGTCATTGATCCAGGTGAAAGTAAGCGTGGAGGCAGCGCCGTCGCCGGCGACCAGGCTGGCCTTGACGTGACTGCGGCTGATGAAGCCGCCTTGGAAGCTGATCGGCCAGATCGTCTGGCTGCCGTCGCCGGTGTATTGGTTGATGCTGAACTTGTAGTTCGGGTCAGGCGTCGGCACGGTCTGGCCGGTCTCCTATAAATGGGTTGATCGCGCGCGGGCGCGCTTGTGCAGGACGGTATCAAAAGGGAATTGACCCGGCGGAGGGCGCTCGGCAGACTCAGCGTATGCTGATCGCTGCCCTGCTCCTCCAAACCGCTGCACCGCCGGTGGTCATCCCGCCCAAACTGGATACGCCGAACACTCCGATCATAACCGCAGAGCTTAGGGAGCAGCGCTTGGGAGAGGCTGCTGAGGCCCGTAGAAGGGCGGAGGCCACCAAGCACCCCTGGAGGACTTGGTGGCGCTCTCTTTGGCGCTAATCTGCCGACACGGCGTTGATGATCGGCTGGGCATAGGGCAGGTTCGCCCCCGGCATTATCTTGACCAGCTTCTTGCCGTCGCCATGCACACCGTCCCAGACATCCTCTACTAGCCCGACACCGGGGGCGATGACGCCGCCGATGAGCTGCGACTGCCCCTTGGTGCCGCGGACGCCGATCTGCTTGGCCAGCTCCTCGCCGCCGTCGCCGCCAAAGCTGGAGGCGAAGCCCCCGCCCACGTCGATGATGTCGCCGAGGAGGCCAGAGGCCGAGGCGTAGTTAAGGCTGGCGCGACCGAGCGCTCCCACGGACAGGTTCTGATCTGCGTACTTCTCCCGCTCGGAGCGGGACATGCCCGTCATCTTGGCCTGCACCCGCGCGATGTGGACGGGCACCGCAAAGCTCATGGAGCCAAGCAGGTACATCGCGGACTTAATCGCGCCGTGGTTGCGGACGCCCCTGCCCCACTGCTTCTCGACGGCGGTGACACCGAAGGTGCGGAACTGGGCGAGCATCTTGAGGAAGCCGTCGTGCGCCCACTTGCCGGTCTCGCCGACGTAGGTACGCTGGATGATCTGGCTCGCACCGCGCTCCACCGCGTCCCGTAGCTGCGCGAGCTGGTAGCCAGGCAGCTTGGACTTGGTGAGACCCAGCTCCACTAGCCTGTCCCCGTCGAAACGGGCGACGTTCGGGAGGTCGCCGCGGATCGCCTCGGCCAGCTCTGGCGTGAAGCCCATGTCGGCCAAGGCCTCATCCTCGTTGCCGGATCGGATGAACTTCATCGCCTTGCGGGCGATCTGCTCGGCCATGCCGCGCGTCTGCACGGCGGTAATGAGGCGCTGCCCGGTGAGGACCGCCTGGGCGTGAGCCGCCCCGCGCAGCGCGCGGCTGCCGAGCCCGATGTTCTCGGAGCTGTAGACCTGGATGTCCGAGTCCTTCACGTCGAAGAACCTGGTGAGCTGGTACTCGTCCATGCCAATGTCGCCGCCGAGCAGGTCGAGGCTGCCCAGGATCGGGTTCTTGGAGGTGCCACCTGCCTTGAGGTGGCCCACCTCCCGGACCAGCCGGGGCAGCGCGCCGATGGCGGCGAACACCCGCTGGACGCCCAGCGCCGCAAGGCCGTTGCCGTACTCGGCAAACTGGGTGAACCCCATGCCGCCGAGCCGCGCCGCGCCCGTGGCGACCCGGAGGTTGTCCATGAAGCGGTGATTGTGCTCGCCGAAGGGCGTATTCAGGAACTCGGCCGCGATCTGGTCGTAAGCCTTCATGTCATCGACGGAGCCGCCGCTGGCGCTGATCGCCTTGCGCAGCTCGTTGAGACCCTTCTTGCCCATGACGCCGTACTGAGCCAGCGCCACCTCCCCGGCCACGCGCCGAGCGTAGCTGCGGTACATGGAGGCGAGGTCAGTAGTGAACAGGTCCCGCAGGACCATGCCGTCCCCGATGTCCGCCTGGAGGTTGAGGCGCAGGCGCTGCTTGGTGAAGTTCGCCCCGCCGCGCGAGAACTTGCCCATGAGCTTGTCCAGCTCCTCGGAGGGGATGCTCATGGCCTCCAGGGCGTCGCGCACGATCTGCGCCGCTTCTGGGCTGCGGAGGTTCATCGGCACGTCGTATCCGCCCTTGGCCGCGTCCTCCGCCCGCTCCAGATACTTGGTGGCGAGCTTCTTGGAGAACTCCGGGCTGAACCCGTTGTCGGGGTCGATGAACTGGGCGGAGAGGATGTCGCGCACCTGTGTGCGCTGGGCGCCGGTCAGGGCGACCACCTTCCGAGCATCGAGCTTGTGGGTCATGTAGCCGCGGCTGGTGTTGCCGAGCCGGGCCGCCCCCACGGTGTCGACGTGCTGCATTTCGGTACGCATCTGGTTCATGCCGCGTTCCCAAAGGTCAGCGGCCTCGCGCACGAACGGGTTAGCGTCGAAGTATTGCCCCTCGGGGCTGCCCGACCGGGCCTCGACCTCATCGAACACGCGCTCGTCGAAGCGGCGCCGGACCTTGCCGGTTACGGCCTCGGAGACCAGGCCGGCTCCCTCGGAGCGTCGGAACTGGTGGTAGAGCCCGTCGAACCCGTAGAAGGTCCGCAGGTACATGCGCTGCCGCGTGGCCATAGCCAGGGCCGCCGTCGGGCGGCGTCCGGCCGCGCCGGTGGTGCTTTCCAGCAGCACGGTGCCCACCGCCTTTGCCACCGGGCTCTCGGAGCGCAGCAGGCGCAAGCCCGTGCTTTCCCAGCCACCCGCGCGCAGGATCGTGTTGAGGGCCTTCTCGTCGACCGGGTTGGCAGCAACGATCGCCTCGGCGCGAGCAAGGTGCTCCGCTAGCAGGTCCCGCTCCGCGTCGTCAGCCACCGCGGCCGACAGGTTGTAGCGGTCGGTGACCCCCTGCTTGACCGCAGGATCGCGGGTGAGCAGCTTCTCCGGATCGGAGTGCAGCAGCCGCTCGGTGTCAGGGATGTCCCCTAGCGCGGACAGGACGAAGTTCCGCTGGTCGCGGGCGTCGAGGCGCTTGGCCTCGGTCGCGATCTGCTCGGGGGTGGCGCCCTCCCCCAGGACGCGCGACGCTTGCGCGAGACGGGCGCCCTGGGCCTCCTGAGCTGCCTGGACCACGCGCTCGGCCGAAGCCGGGAGCTGTGGCTCAGCGCGGCCGCGTAGCGTCAGGGGAGACAGGCCGAGCCCGATCCCCAGGCCGAGGCCCGCGCTCATGGCGTAATCCTCGGACGTGGTGGTGCGCCCAGCGGCATCGAGCAGGGCGGTGAAGCCCACATTGCCGATCATGCCCTCGGCGCCTGCGGAGGCGACTGCCCCGGCGACGCGGCCGGACTGCGCCAGAACGCGGGAGCCGATGCCGGCCACCTGAAAGGCCTTGCCGACGCCGTAGCCAGCGACCCAACCTGCGGGATCGGCGAGGCCGGCAATCAGCGAGAACGCCGTGCCGTGGCCGGTGGCGTCCGCGATTTCCCAGTTCTGCCGCTCCCGACCGATGTCCAGCTTGACCTGGGCGAGCCCCGCCTTGCTGGTGGTCTGGCGGAGCTGGGTGCGCTCATGTGGCGTCTGGGCGAAGGCTTCGATGTCCTCGCGGTTAGCCATGTACCAAGGGGTATAACCCTCCTCCGCTTCGGGTTGGGCGCGATCCATCGACCGGCCAACCTCAGCGAGTAACCAGTTCTCGTCAGTAGCGGCTTGGGCTCGGCCGAAGAAACCCGCCTTGCCGAGTTCAATCCGGCGAGCCTCAGTAGCTTCACCTTGCTGCTGCTCGGCAAGCTCCGTCGCGATGACGGGTGTGTTCGGCGTGTCCACTTTGCCGGGAATGCCCCCTGCGCCGACCACCGCCAGCAGCCCGGAGAGGCGCTTGCCCGAAGGCGTGTCCTTGGGGTTTGGTGCCTCGGGGCCAAGGGGGCGCTCTGCCCAAGCGTAGTCGCCCGTGCTGGTGCCGAGCCAGTTGACCTCGCCCGCTTGGAGCGCCTTCCCGTCGGTGTGAACACCGGGGCTGGCGGGAACGTCAGCGCGCGCCGTGACGCGGTTGCCGGTAACGCGGCTGACGTAGGCCCGAGTGACCTTGCCGTGTTGGCGGGGGTCGGGACCGCCGATGTAGCCGCGCACGGCCCCTTCCCAGGAGCCGGTGCGCTTCAAGTCGTCACGGAGGTGCAGCGCGGCGACATGGGCGGCGGAGTCGATGTCCGCGTAGGCGTCGACCTTGTACCGCTTCTGGAAGGCGCCGCGCGTCTTGGGCATGATCTGGTACACGGTGCGGGCGCCGACCGGCGAAACCTGGTCGGCATTCGACCGCTCGCCGCGGGTGCGGATGGCCTTCATACCGCCCGCAGGCAGGCCGTACATTTTCTCATATTTGGCCTCCACCTCGTCGTAAACGGGATCGCGGAAGCTGTGGCCGGGACGGGACTGGCCCCTGCGGCTTTCTGGCATGTTAGTCCTTAGTTGTTGCGGAAGGTGGTGCGGGGAAGGCCCCGAGCCTTGGTTTCGAGGTTGATGCGCTTGACGCGCTGCCAGCCCTTCTCGCCCTTGATGCGGCGATTGGGGTCAAGGCCCGCGGCTACCGCCTGCTTGGCCGCGACTGCGGCCGGGCTCGGCTGATTGCCGGCCACCTCAGCGCGGGAGCGATTGGCGGCCGCGGCCTTGAAGTCCGGGATGCCGATGATGACGCTTGCCCGGTGGCCCTCGTCGTCGCGGCCAACGATGTGCAGCGCGGTGTCGCCCTTGGGCGTGTTGATGTAGTTGATGTCGAGGTGCCCGGAGGTGCCGGCCTGGAAGCCTGCCCTCTTGAGGCGGTCGTTGACGAGGGTGTCGAACACGTCGTCGGCCTCATCCTGCTGCAAGCCGATCTGATTGCGGAAGGGCTTGGAGCCCGGTGCCGCGCGCCATGCCTGACCGGCGGCGACTTGGAGGCTGCCGTCTGCGAGGGCGGCGGTGAGCGCCTCATTGGCCAGGACGCCGGGCTGGGTGTCGCTGTTCTGCATCCCCATCGCCACGCGCTCGCGCAGGACGTTCTGCATCACGGCCACGGCGTTGTCGTTGAAGGTCGGGCCGCCCCAAGGGTTCCACCATGACGGCTGCCGGTCGGCAACGGCGTCTTTGATGGCTGTGTCGGCAGTCTTGCGCACGGCCGGGTCGAGCCGGGCGGCGCTGTAGCGGGCGCTGTCACCGAAGGCGCGGGTGAACGCGCTGGCAGGGCCGAGCTGGCGGGAGAGCGTGTCAAACGTACGCATCTTCTCGTGCCACTCGCCGTAGTAGGCGGCGGTCATGCCGGGGTTAGCTCTATACATGCTTTGCCAGCGCGTATGCGCGGTCTGGAAGTTCTTGCCGTACTGCTCGTCAATCGAGCCCTCTACGCCCGCGAGGATGTCGCTCTTGACCGAATTGGAGACCTCGTGGCTAACGCGGAAGGCGCGAGCCAAGCCGTCCAGCTTGCCGCCGCGGAAGTCCCGCAGAGCTAAGGCCTCGAAGTGCTTGCGCTCGACGCCGCCGGCGAAGGCAGCGTTCCAGTCGCCGCTGGACCATGCGACGCCCGCCGAAGCGGCGGCTTCCCGGTCGTCCCGCTCATCTTCCTCGCGCTCGAATTGCTGGCGGTCCTCACGGTCCTCAATCTGCCAGACGTGATCCTGCGCCCGCTGCCGGGCCGACACGGACAGGTCTACTAGCGAGCGAACCTCGCCGCGCAGCTCCTTGGCGTCGAATACGTCGCGGTCGATGCCGGTGCGCGCGCGCACATGTGCGTTCAGGCGGCCGACAAGCTGAGCCATCTGCATCGGGGTCTTGGCACCCTGGGCGCCCGCCCGGATGTCCCCGCGCGCCTGCTCATATTCCATGACGAGCTTGCCGAACTCGGGATCGTCGGCGGTGAACTGTTCCAGCACGCGGTTGCCGTATTTGTGCTCAGCATCTTCCAGCTTGGTCAGCTCGTCCTCGGAGAACACCTTGTCGATACCTGCCTGGCGCATGAGCTTGACGGCATAGAAGTTGCCGCTCTGCATCGAGCCTTTGAACAGGCTGTAGAGGGACTTCTTGTAGGTCTCGTCCGCCATACCCTCGGGCTTGACCAAGCTGCCGAGGAAGGCCTGCCCCTGCGCCACGAAGGCGCTGCCGTCCTCGTCACTCGGGTCGGACAGCTTGGCCTGAGCCACGGCGGCGGCCTGGAGCGCCCCTGCGGCCTTGTCGCCGGACTGGGTGTAAGCGTTGGCCGCTTCGCCCTGCTGCCAGGAGTAGCGGGCCTTGCTGACCGCGTTCATCAGCGGGGCCGACGCTTCGATCAGACCGGCCTGGATCGCCTGATTGGCATAGGGGTCGCCGGTGAGCATTTCCTGGCTGGTGCGCGCCATGAGCTTGGCGAACTCCGGCGGCGGCATCTTCTTGAGCGTGTCCAGCTCGGCGTACCGGGCGGTGGTCCACTCGTCGATCTTGGCCTTGGCCGTGAAGAACTCGGCGCCCTGGAGGTAGGACGTGGGGCCGAACACCTTGGAGAAGCCGCCGTGGGACTTGGCAATCTCCTCAACCGCTACGCCGGACTGCGCCTCAGCGAAGCCCTTGAAGAACTCCTCCTGCTGGCGCCGCTGAACGTGAGGGCGCATGAACTCCTCGACGAACTGACCAAGGCCAGCGGCGACGGGCGCCGCATCCGTCTGGGGACCGGCCGCTACTACGCCGCCCTGGCTTTCGCCGCCGACGACTTGGGCTCCCCGGCTTTGGCCCGAGAGTTGGGGCCGCGCCTGCGCCGGAGTAGCAGGCTCGAACGCGAAGGTCTCGCGCGTGGGCTGTCGCCGGTCGTAACCAGTCGCCATTGGTATCCTTATTTCAATTTGATGTTGCTGGGGGCGCCCGCCTGCTGCGTAGATCGCCAGTAGTTGCCGCCCGTCGAGCGGGTGTCCTTGTATGCCGAAGTCGCGTCCTTGAACGCGCCCGTGAGCGAGGTGCTTGCAGTTGCAAAGTCGCCGTTGTTCGCAGCGTTCTTGGACTCAGCGAGACCGATGACGGCCGTGCCGGCCTGCGGCCCGCCGAACACGGTGGCGGCGGCAGCGGTGCCGAGCCAGAGCATTCGCTCCAGTCCGCCCATCTTTTTGTGGTCGACGTACTGGGTGAAGTCCAGGTTGGCGCGGTAGACGTTGTTGTCGAGGCCGCCGACGGCGTTGACGAGGGTGTCTCCCCTCGCCTCCGATGCGCCGAACAGGTCCTGTGCGCTCGCGCGCTCCTGGCTTTCCTCGGCCATAGCCTGATGGAGCCGGAGGGTGCGGTTGTAGGTGTCCACGGTCGAGCCGCCGACGCCGGATGCCGCCGCCATGGCGACGCTGGCGCCCAGCTCCTCGGCTGCGCGGACGCGGCCTCCGAAGGTGCCGGCCGCCGTGGCGTCCAGGTTCTTGGCGATGTTGGAGGCATGTGCGTCCGCCTGCTTGCCGGCGGCGGTCATCGCCCTCCGGTTGGCGAGCGTAGCCGAGAACTGCTGGAGCGCCGTCTGGGCGCCCCGCAGCTCGTTGCCGGACTTCTGAGTGATCCGCGCAGCGTCGATCTTGGACTGCTCGCGGATGTGGATTGCATCTGCGTATAGCAGTGAGCCCATGATCTTAAATCCTGCGGGTGTTGTTGAAGTATTGCCCGGACCACTGGATGCCGGACACGGTGAGGGGGAGCCAGCCGACCGCCGCGACGGTGTAGCTGCACTCGCGGACCTCTCGGCCAATCGCGGCCGATACCGTGGTGTCGACCACAGGCTGGGTGCCGATGGGCTGCTTGTCGCCGATCACGCGGCCGGAGAACTCGCGCACCTGCTGGGTGCCGGCCTTGCTGGTGACGCTGATGGTCGCCGCGCCGGTGTCCGCCACGCCGATGTCCACCCGACCCAGCGTGAGCCGGCCGTTGACGACGGCACGGCCATTGCGATCGAGCACGAAGGGGTTGGTGGGCGTGACGCTGGCGGGATAGCCGACGCCGGCCCACGCGGAGGGTGCTCCGGGGAAGGCCGCGGTGAACTGCGCGAGCTTGTCCAGCGTGGTGCCGACGAAGCGATAGGGGCTGGTGGTGTCGTGGGCGACAGCCCCTGCCGTGCCCAGAGCCGCGGTGACGTAGCCGCTACTGGCGAGGGGACGGAGGCAGTCGAGGTATGGGCGGGGCGACAGGACGCTCGCCAGCGTGAACCGCTCGCAGGCGATCCAGGTGCTCGTCGCGTCCTGCCGGAGCAGGTAGACGAGGATGCCCGAACCGTCCCGGCTGAGCCCGACGACGTGGCCGGTCTGGGGCGCGATGACCCACTTGTTCCAGGCGTCGAACAGGCGCTGCCCGCCCTGGTCGGCGTCGAGGTAGGCATAGACGTAGAGCGTCTGCCGGCTGCCGGTGGTCCTGACGAACACGGTGTTGGGGGACGTGACGGGCAGCACCTCCAGCGGCTCGCCGACGACATAGGCGTCGAGCTGGGCGGCGATGTCGGTGCCCTCGGGACTGTCTGCCAGTAGCCCGGCCTGGAGCTGATGCAGCTTGGTGGACCGGGCGCCCGGCTCGCCGCTCGCCTTGCAGTAGAACACGAGGTTGTCGGATGCCTGTGGCGGCGCCGCGGTCGCGCCTGGCTCTTGCCGGAGCTTGACCACGCTCGCCGTCTTGGGCGTCATGGGGGCGGCCCCGCTTACGCTGTACCAGCACTTGCGGCCGAAGTAGATTTTGCTGCGGTCGAAGTCCGCGGAGCCCGTGATTACGTCGTCCTCGGAGCCGAGTGCGAACTGCTCCACGGGATCGTCGTCGGCCATGGTGAGGACCGATTGCCGGAACCAGTTGAAGTAGTCGCCGGTGCGCGAGAATAGCAGCACCGCGTCGGCGCCTACCACCAGCCGGTCCTGGAACGTGCCGAGGTAGTCGATGCGCTTGCCCAGGAAGTACGGAATGGGCGCGGTGAGGTCGTCACCGGCGGCGCGGGGCTTGAAAGCCGGCACGTCGGAGAGGCCCGTCAGGGCGGTCAGTCCAGCGACGGTGGAGGCGAGGTAGAGCGTCCCGCCGACCACGGTGCCAAGCACGAATGCGGATGTGACCTTGAGCTGCGTCCCGGCCGTCTCACGCCAATACACGGGCGCCCAGCCGGTCGAGCCGGCCTCTTTGGCAACCGCCTCCAGATAGAAGGCGTCGTCACCGGACGCGCGCTTGGGGCGGACCCGGACGATCTTGCCAACCCTGTGGATCGTGCTGACCAGCTCGGCCGCCGTCACCTCGTTGCCGACCGAGTGGATCAGCGAGTTGTCGCCGCCGTCCTCGGCCGAGACCTCCTTGAGGTCCGCTAGGTCGATCAGGACGGTGCCGCGCTGGCGGGTGACGCCGGTGACGCCCTGCGCCACGAAGCTTTCGAGCAGCTTCTGCGCGATGTTCTCGGGCGTGATGTCCTCGGCGGCTTGGCCGATCCAGGCGGTCGCGGCCGAGTTGTAGGCGTTCACCCGGTCGTTGACCTTTTTCTGGTACTCGGGGTCCGAGGCCAGGAGGTCCGTCGTGCTCAGCAGCTCGGGATAGCTGGAGGCCTTGGTCTTGTAGGTGGCCGTCACTTTGGTACCGTCGAGGCGGGTGACGGTGGCAGCGAAGGTGCGCGCGAAGGCGCCGCCCCGTACCCAGATCGCGGCGAACCGCTGGTTGCCCACTGCCGCCCATGCGTCGGTGCGCGTGTGCGCGGGCACGATGCTGTTGCCGGCCAGGATGAGGTAGCGCCCGAGGTTGGTGGCCGCGGACACGCCGCCCGCCACGAGCTGATCGAGCACCGGGTCGCCAGCGGCGTACACGATGGGGATGAACTTGGCGGTGGCGCGGTTGAGCGCCCAGGCGAAGCCGGTGGTCCCGGACCCGGCGCGGGTGCGGGCTACGAGGTCGTAGTCCACCCCGGCGACGGAGAAGGGGATTGCCCGGTGATGCAGGGTATCGGCCAGCAGCCCGGCAAAGGCCGAGGCGGGCGCGATCACCTTCTCGTCCTGGGTGACGGACCCGTGGCGCCGGACAAGGCCGCGCACGGGGTCGGAAATCATGTTGATCTGCTCGGAGTGCTGGCCCGAGCGGCGATCCCAAGGGACCTGCTCGGACACGCCCCGAATGACGCTCTCGTAGGAGCCTGAGACTTTTGCCACGCGGGCTGCTGTTCCTTAGCGGTAGGTGAGCCCGCGAGGCGCGACGCGGTTCATGGTTTCGACCACGGACGGCGTGTGCAGGAGGTTCACGTTCTGGTTGCGGATGTGATCGGCGTTGAGGTGGAGCATGGCCTCACGCGCCTGGAGCACGAGCTGCTGATACTTGTTGGGGTCAGCGTCGAAGCTGCGCTGGAAGTCCACCTGCGCGGCGTAGGAGACGGCGAGCTGCGCCGGGACCGGGAGGTCGCCGAACGGCAGGTGCCGGACCAGCCACACCGTCACCGGAGCCGAGAACTTGTAGGGGTCCTGGTTGGGAAAGCCGGCCGGGTTGTAGAGACGGCGGCCACGCTGGACGTAGTTCAGGCTGGGCTCGCGCGGGTCCACCCGGATGGTGTCGTCTGGCAGGTAGACGAAGCTGGAGGCCGCGTCGGGGGAGAGCTGGAGCAGCTCGGTGTTGAACCACCAGGCGCGGGCCTGGGTGCGGTAGGAGGCCACGTCGAGCATTCGGCTGGCCTGCGGGTAGAGGGGGTGGCCCTCGTCCTCGGTGTTGAGTGGTGCTTCGCCCATGGAGGCGAGCATTTCATTCACCACGTCGAGGCGGGTGAGAAAGGTCATGCGAGGTTCCTGAAACGCGAAAAAGCCCCGCCCTCCGGTGAAGGAAGGCGGGGCCAGTGCCTGACTACAGGCTTACGGGAGCAGGATGGCGCCAGCGTACTCGGCGCGGTCCACGGTCACGCCGTAGGAGCAGTGCGAGTCGACGAACCAGCTCTTGTAGAGCTTGTCCCAGAACAGGTCCGACTCCAGCGGAATGGTCTCACCGGCGAGCAGGGCGCGCGGCGAGAAGGCCAGGCCGACCAGCTTGGTGAAGTCGCCGTCGTAGGCGTTGCCGTTGCCGGCGTTCGACAGGAAGTGGCCGGCGATGTTCGAGTTCGGCATGTTGTTGCTGGACACGACCGGGCAACCGAATGCCTTGAAGATCGCCACGTTCTCCATGCGAGTGCCAGAGGCGGTCACATAGTTGCCGTTGATGATCTGCTCGGCGTCCTGGAGCGAGTAGAACTGCTCGGGGCGGAAGCACAGCATGATGTCGTCCTCCTGCGGAGTGACATCCTTGCCTTCCATCGTGACGAACAGGTCGCGGATGGCAGCGTACAGCTTGGCCGGGTCGGTCTTGTCGCCCGCGGCGCTGAGCACCTTGGTTGAGCCGCCCTTGAAGCCCGCTGGCTTGTTCGCGGTCGCGGAATACTTCGAGTTCGCGGTCATCGCGGCCTTGGCGGCCTGGATGAAGTAGGACTGGTCGATGAACTTGGCCATCGTGCGGCCGTCCTCGACACCAATCTCCTGGCGCGCGTCGTACTGGGTCTGGAACACTTCCAGCATCGGGACGGCGTGGCGGGTCAGCACGACCGTATCGACGGTCAGCGTGTTGCGGCCGATGTCGATGGGCGTGGCGGGCGGCGCTTCGCCGACGGTCAGCTTCTGGACCGAACTCTCGCCGAAGCCGAACGAGCCGATCTTGTTGGTGCCGCGCACCGGACGAACAGGAACCCAGCCATGCAGCTTGGACTTGCGCTCGATGGTGTGCTCGACATGCTGCTGATACTCGGTGACAGCCGCCGCGTTGATGTCGCCCGTCTGGTCGAGCTGACCGGGACGAACGATGGTGTTCGCCGGGATGTTACCGGCGTCGTCGAAAAGAGGCATTTAATCCTTGGAGGTGATTGACGGCCGCGGTTAGCGGCGGAGCCGGGCGCGCAGCGCGGCGTATTCGGGGGAAGCGTCCATCCGCGAACCGAGGGTGGTGCGGAGCTGTTGGACGGCAGCGTGGTACTCCCTGGGGTTCAGGGGACCGTCGCTGGGAACTTGGGTGCCGGCGGAGCCTTGGCCCACTGCCTTCTTAGGATTGACCGTGGTGCCGGAAGCGTCGCGGTACATCGTGGTGAGCAGCATGGCTGCCGCACGAGCCTGGACGGGGCCGGCGTCGAACATGGCGTTCAGCGCGGTCTTTTCTTCGGGGCTGGCTTCCTTGCCGGCCCACGCCTTCACGGCGTCCCACTGCTCCTGCCCGCCGGCGACGGCGAGCACGGCTGCGCTGACCTTCTGGGCGGTGGCGGCCTTGGTCGCCTCGCTACGCCCGTAGGCGTCCTTCGCGAGCTGGACCATCTGCTGGTAGCCGGTGGCCTTGTCGCCGAGGGTGGCGAGGTGCGCCTCGATCAGCGAGAAGTCGCCCTTGGCCGTAGCCACCATGGCCGGATGCTCCGGGCCGATGCCGAGGTTGCCGACGAAGGACAGCGCCACGTCGAGGCCGGCGTCGCCGGTGGTCTCGTAGGTGACGGCCTCGGGGCCGGAGGGAGTCTGCGGGGTGGCAGGCGGGGTCGGGTCCGTGCTCAGCTTCGGGTCGATGACCGGGGCTGCGGGCGGCGTGGCCGGTGCGGACGCCGGGGGCGTGTTCGCGTCTACGGCCGGGGTGTTCTGGTTCTGGTTTTCGCCAGTGACCTCAACGGTCATGCTTTACTGGTTTCCTTGATTGACGGTGCTGTCCACCGCCGCAGTGATCCCCGCCTCAGTGGCGGTCTGCTCCATTTCGGCCTGCCTTGCGGCGGCCTGTTCCTGGGCAATCTGTTCGTCGGATTTCAGGTAGGCGCCCACGTCGACGCGCCGTGGCGCTGCGAGGGCAACCGCTAGGTCGCGCATCTTGAGCGTGGCCTGGAGGGTCGGCGGGAGCTGCGCGATGGCAGCCATGTCGCCAAGCCAGAGCTTCAAGTCCTCCAAGTCGCCGGTACGGGACAGCGCCTCCAAGCCGGTGACGACGGAGGGCACGAAGCCGGAGCCGTCGATGTCGAGCTTGATGAGGGCCATGAGCCAATAGGCGAGCGGAAGCTGAAAGTCCGCGGCCAGGCGCGAGTAGGCGCCGCCCAGAGAGGTCTCCAGCTCGTTTGCAACGAGGAGGATTTCCTCCCGCGTGACGCGCTCGGCGTTGCGGATCTGCGTGGCGCCTAGAAGGAAGCCGCGGCCGATCCGGTTGACGTACTCGGCGGTCATGTTGAGCGTGACCTGGAGGTCGCGGCTCTTGCCGGACTCGACCAGTACCACATCGTCCTTGTTGCCGGGCAGCGCCGCGCCGTTGGGCGAGCGTTGCAGGTCCTCGGGCTTGGTCATGCCAGCGGGGTTGACCAGCCAGCGGAACTCGGAGGCGAGCACCGCGCCCATCACCTGCGACTTGGAAAGCGCAGAGAGGCCGGCGAAGTCGCCCTTGTAGTCCTCGACCAGGCCGGTGCCGTAGTGGGCATCGTCCGAGAGGTCCCAGGTCAGCACACGGTAGGGCAGCTTGTCCTCGGGCCATTTGCCCGCGAACTCCTTGGGGAGCTGGTAGTTGTCGACCCACTGGGAGAGGACGTAATCGCCATCTGCCCGGCGGGTGATCCAGCGGTAGTGCGTGACCTTGTGGTCCGACTGATACCGCTGATAGCGCCGGCACACGGCCTGCACGTCCTCGTCCAGCTCGTCGAACTGCACGGGGTCGGCAATGAGTAGTTCCAGCAGTTTGCCGGAAGTGGATCGGCGAGCGCAGTAACGCTTCAAGCCAACCACGCGGAAGCCGTCCTCCAGACATAGCAGGACGTTCCCGGTGACGATCAGGTGCTTGACGCCCTCGTAGAGCTTGGGCCGAAGGGCGAGACGGTCCAGGGTGCGGACGGCCTCCTTTTCGGCTTGCGCCATCATGCCTTCGATGTCGGCGGCACTGGCGCGAAGCTCGCTGAGCTGGGCTTTCATGCCCGGCGTGGCGTCCAGCCGGAAGAACGGCCGGGACGGCGCGAACAGGGCCAGCATGACCTTGTTTGCGAGGTGGTTGACGGCCTGTGCGCCTACCGATTGGAAGTCGTGGCTTAGCTCGTCGTTCTCCTGCTTGTACCCTTCGGGGGTGCAAATCTTGGGGAGCGTGTAGCCGGCATAGGTTTCACAGCGGCGGATAAACCCGCGACGCTGGCCGTTCAGTTGGGACCACCGACCCGCTGCGTTGCCCGCTGCGGCCATTAGGTTCCTTTGATGTTGACGCCGGATTGGCGCGGCCCGGAGGCCATGAAGCGTTGTCGAGCCAGCCGCTGCCGGTTCCGCGCGTCGCGGTCGGCCTGAGCCTTGACGGGCTCGGGTGCAGGCGTCGGCTCGTCATTGCGCTGGAAGGGCGGCGCCGCGGCGGTCGGGAGACCGAGCACGATGGTGGGCGCTTGGCCCGTGCCGGCGGAGCCCCCTCCCCCGCCGCTGCCATTGTCGAAATCGGGCTGCGTGTCGGGGAAGAAGTATTCCGCGTAGACGCCCGGCACTTAGAGCCGGACGCCCGCGCTGGCTTGGCCCTGCGCCATGAACGGCGACCTGGCCGTCTTGCGGCGGCCGGTGCCTGGGTCGATTTCCGAGGGGGTGGCGTCCGTTGCAAGCTGCACGTCGACCTTCTCCTGCGGGACCGAGAGGATTTCGGACGCGCGCTCGGAGGCGCGGGTCTGCGCCAGCATGGTCTCTTGAGCCGATTGGGCTGCCTGGGCGGTGAGGCGGTCGGACCCTGCCTGCATTTCGGCGGACTTGATGGTGGCCGCCGCTTGGATTTTGGCGGCCTTCTTGCCGCCGCCAAGGCCGAGAAAGCCCATGGGCTAGATTTCCTTGGTGAGTGTGAGGGCGGCCTCGGAGAAGCCGCTGGAGCGATATAAACGGGAGAGCGCCCGGTCTGATGTGGCCAGCGCAGTGCCGGCGACGACGAGGCGAGCTCCCGCTGTCTGCGCCGCCTGGACCAGGAACTCCGGCACGATGGCGAAGTCCGGTCCCGGCAGCAGGCGCAGGATGAGCAGTTCTTGGAGGAGCAGCGCGTCCGAGTACCAGGGGACGGTCAGCTCGTAGACGACCAGGAAGGCATCCTCGACGATGTATGCATGATCGAAGTCCCGCAGGCTGCGCATGGCAGCCGGGACGTCGAGTATCTGGAAGATCGCCTTGGAGCGGTTGTCCCGAAGCCCCGAGACGAGGCTTGTGAGCGCAGACTGGATTAGGCCGAAGTCGGCCGGGCCAATCTTACGCGCCGATGGTGAACCCATCCCGGACCATGCGGAGGACCTTCTGGATACCGAGCTGGTAGCCGGCTTGCAGGTCCGTGGTGGTGTTGTCGACGTGCAGAGGAACCAACTGTCTTTCGAGCTGGGCGTACACTTCCGGCGTCAGCCGGATCACATCCTGGGATTTACCCGAGGGCAATAGATGATGCTCCTTGTGCAGGACGGTATCAAATCACGAGAAGAAGTAGGGTGAGTCCAGCACCTGCCGCAGATCGAGGGCGCCGCGCGCGGGTGGCGCCGGCAGATCATAGGTCTCGGCGAACTGGGCGAGCGGGTCACAGCTCTCGTACATGGCCACGAACACCTCGCGTATAATCCGGTAGAGTCGCGCAGCATCGGCTGCGTGGGTGCCGTAGTCGTCGTGTATCATCGCGAGGTTCAGCCCCTCGGCCGTCGCCACCACCGTGACGAGGTGGAGGTGAGCCGCGTCGTAGCTGTGGACGAAGTTCGGTGCGATGCCGTTACGGTGCCGGTGTCCGTCGGGGGTGTCGTTGTCGACCGACAGCCGGAGGAAGGCGTTGCCACACAGGCTCGTGCGGATGCGGTGGTTGTCCTGCTCCTGGTAATACTGGGTTACAGGAAAGCCGGCTGGAGTGACCCAACGCACACTCCCCTGCCCTGCCCTGATGATCTGCCGGGCACCTGCCTGTAGCCAAGTCATCGCCTCACGGGCCTTGACCACCACCTCGGCTATGGCATCCCAAACGAAGTGGGACAGGTATTGCGCTGCCGGCCGATACTCCTCTCGGGCGAACTGGGTTGCCTTGCCCTGCTTGAGGTAGTCGTCGACGATGAAGTCTGCACAGGAGAACCGGGTCGAGCCGTAAGGAAGCGTCATCACCGACCGTTTTACCAGGGAGCGGCCGATGCCGTGCGCCAGCCAACGGTCCCGGTAGCCGTGCTCGTCAGGTTCGGCTCGGCGCAGGCCCAGCGCGGTCACGTCGGCGACCATCTGGTAGATGTCGTGGGGTATCGCAGCCGGGACCAGGTTGGTCGCCTTTCCGCCCACCTCGTCGCGCAGCATCGCGGAGAAGTTCTGGAGGCCGTTGCAAGAGCCGTCCATTCCAATCGGAAGTCGGCTCACGAAGGTATGTGGAGAGCGGCGCCACTCTGCGTATTCGAGGCACCACGCAAGGAACTGTAGAGGCTTGTCTGCGCCGCGCCAGTCATTGCAGCCAATAGGGTCGGCCGCAAACTCTAGGATTTGCCGGTCATACTTGCGGATGTACGCTATCCGATCTTGTAACGGGAGCTTGTCCTGGCCCCACTTGTTGGCACCGTGGATCATAAACCAGTGCTCGGCCTCCACCGTGTCAAGCGGCTTGCCGTCGGCGAAGTGTAACAGTGCCTTCTGCATGTCGGAGCCCTGCGGGCTGACGCCGGTGGTCTGCGCGTAGAGCCTCCCCCGGAAGTCGGCGAAGTAGACGAAATGGATTGCCGAGAAGCCTCGGAACTTATCTGCTACGGTGGTGGCCGTGTAGAAGCGACCGTACTTGGTGCCCCGTAGCTTCATTTCCGTGAACCATTGCGACTTGGCTCGCTTCCAGTCGATGAACGCGGCCAGCTCGTCTGGCGTCATCTGTTCCTGTTTTAGGTCCGGACGGTCGGTGAGGAAAACGGGTCTGGGGGGCGCCGGGAACTCCGCCTGGCTGAGGATTTCCTCCATATCGAAGTGCCGAGCCGCTTGGCGAACCACGTCGAGCACGGCGCCGTTGATGCGCCAAGACACCCGCTGGAGCGAGTTGATGGCGGCAAGGATCGTGCCGATGTCATAGTCGTCGAACTCACTCCAACCGCCATGGGAGCGCACTGCAAAGGGCTGCATCCGGCGCATGGCGTTTGTATGAAAGCCACCATCCCGGATGCTCGTCCAGTCGCACGGGGGCTCGATGCACGGTAGATAGTAGGGCGTCGTCTCGACGATGTGCCCCTTGATCTGTCCGATCAGCTCCAGCACGTCTCCCGTCAGCCGCACGTCGATGCGAGTCCGCAAGGCGCTGGCTCGCGACGCGCCGATGGTGAGCGTCGAAGTCTCAACCAGGCCGAGCTGCTCAAGCTGGTCCACGAGGTAGGCGCCGACCTGCTGTACGCCAGCCGTCCCCCATTCCGGGAACGGGATGCCGTTATCCTTGGCCTGGAGCTTAAACACCGTCATGCGGTGCCGCTCGGACTTTGACATGCGGCGGCCAAGGTCGTTGACCAGGGTAAAGAACAGGTCCGGCGCCGCCGTCTCGAACAGGCCGAGCAGCAGCTCGTGGTAGACCGCCTTGCCCACTGCGTTCACGACGCCCCGCGCCGACGCGCCGACGGCGCTTCCGTGGTCGCTGGGGTGCTGACCCGTGCTCGCGCCGCCAGAAGCGGTGTCGGTGCCGTTCATCAGGGTGTTGAGCACGTTTCTGACGGCGAGGTAGGCGACGGCCTCGGGGTCCATCGGCAGGAGCAGCGCGGTGTGCGCCTTGCGACGGCCGGGCTTCTTGGTGTCTGTGTCCTCCTTGATGATCGCGGCGAGCGGCAGCACGAAGCGCCGGTAGATCGCCTGGGCATAGGGGTTATTGTTGGCTCGGCCGCCTTCCTCGTTGCGGGACATCATGCGCTGCGTTCGCGCGCGGCCGAAGGCGTACATTTCTTCCTCAAGCTGAACCTGCGTCAGCCGGGGAACCTCGTGGGTTGCCCCGGCCGACACGGCAGCGTCGACCAGATCGTGCAAGCTTAGTTGATCGCCCTCACGAACCTGCGATGCGCCAGCATGGCCAGCACACAGCCCGCGCCGCCGGAGACAGCGTACACCATGGTCTCGGTGATGCCTGCGTGGAGCGAGGCGACCGCCTTCCAGACATATGCCTGAGAGAAGCCGATGAAGATGGAGCCCACAGCAGCGAGAACGTAGTGCCCGCCGTTGATGCTCTTGGACTGGAACGCCATCGCGAACACCTGGACCAGGCTGATGGCCGCCAGGGCTAGGAGCTGGATCACTTGCCTTCGGCCTTGAGGCGCTTGTCGACCAGCGTGGCGTAGCCGGCGATGTCGTGCCAGCTATCCGAGTAATCCGGGTCGCCGTTGAGGATGCGGGCGACCTTGTTGAAGATGATCGACAGGCCCTCGCGTTGATCCGGGGCCATCCGGTTCCAGTTGGGCGACGTGCGGGCGAGGTCGGCCATGCCCTGGGCGTAGACGGCCTGGTCCTTGAACTCGCCGTAGCGGGTGCCGCGCTGGGCTAGGGTGTCGCCGAGATTAGGCGATGTGGTAACGGGTTCCATAGAGTCCTGTTCGAGGTAGGCGCGGGCGCAGGCCCCGGCGCATGGGATCACAGAGCACCGGAACGGGTGCGGGCAGAAGCGGCTCGTCACTCGCGGATGTGATCGAGCTGGATGGTGAAGCTGTCGTAGAGGCTCAGCCGGCTATCCCGGCGAGGGACGTGGAAGCCCATCCACTGAGCAGGCAGGCTGCTATAGCCAGCAATGCCAGAATACTCGGCCCCTCCGGCGGTAGCCCCAAAGAAGGCGCCATTGACGACAAGCTGCCCGGCGTTGAAGCCGGTGACGGTGTGCTTGTCGCCCATGCGGAAGTAGGTGACGTGGCGCTTCTCCTGCTCGGCGCGCTTGATCTTGTGGGCGGTCATGGACGCCTCGGTCACGGAGACGCCGACGCCATGCTCGTAGAGCGCGGCCTGGCCGTAGAACTCGGCGACGGCGTAGGAGCCCTCGGGGATTTCGTAGCTGACGTTGCCGTAGCCGGCCCGCTTGGTCAGCAGCTCCAGCGTCCGGTAAAGCGGCCAGGACAGGTGCTGGCGGCCGGGCTGAAACATGTTGATGCCGTGGTCGTCGTGGTCGTGATTGCCGGTGATGCAGACCACCTCGACGGGGATGCCGAGGCGGGCCAGCGGCTCGATCACGAACAGGAACAGGCCCTCGGTGGCGTCGTATATCTGCTCGGCGGTGCCGGTGTCGGTCGCCCGCGCCGAGTTCTTGTGCTTCTTGTCGGACTCGATGATGTCGCCGAGCAAGGCGAGGACCAGGCGCTCGATGCGGTAGCCGACGCTGGCCTTTTGCTCGATTTGGAACGCCGCGGCGCGGCCGTACTCGAACAGGCGCTTGCGGGCGACGGCGGTGTTGTAGCCGGGGCTGAGCTTACCGATCTGGAGGTCGGACAGCAGCAGCTCGACGGTCATCGGGGTGCCGGCCTGGGTGCCCATGAAGGGCCGGAAGTCCACCGGCTCGCGCTCGGGCAGGTCGGCGACGATCTGGGCGGCGGCGTCGAGGAAAGCCTCGCGGGTGCCGACCGCATCGGAAAGGGAGCGCACATCGGCGCGGAGCTTGTTGTTCTCCGTCGAGAAGTTCCGCGAGCGGACCAGCTCCTTCGCCCGGTCGAACCCGGTGGCGAAGTCGGTGGAGTCCATGCGCCGGAGCCAGACGCGGAGGAGCTGGGCCGTCACTTCGCCCTTGCCATGCTCGGTCAGGGCTCGCGCGGCGCGCGGCATTGACCGGGGATGGGCGTTGACGGCCGCCGTAATCTCAGCGTGTGAGAAGGGGCATTCGATGATGGTGGTCAGGGTCAGGCCTTCTTAGCGGCGGCACGTCTCACGACGGCGCGCTTGTTCTTGGCGAGGCGCTTCTCATCGTCCGTCTTGTGCGTCGGATGGAGCAGCCCGGTGATGTTCGTCTTGTGCTTCTGGAGGTAGCCCGCGGCGCCGTGGAGGAAGGCGGGGAGGTTGTCCCCGCTCACCCCGAAGCGCGCGTGGTTGTTCTCCAGCTTGCCCAGGAGGGCGTTGCAGGAGCGATGCAGGGTGCCCCGCACCGCCCCCGTCGTGTGGTCATGGTCGAGCACCGGGTCCTTGATGAGGCCCGGCAATCCGCAGAGGGCGCACTTACCCCCCTGACCCGCAATCTGCTGCTGGCGGATCACCGCCACTGCCGAATGCGTCAATCTGTTTGCGAGAATTGGAAACTCGTTCCTCTAAGCGTTCGACGGCGGCCCACAGGGCGGGGTCGAAGGCGTGGTTGATCCTGGAGAAGCCCGCGTGTCGGGCGAAGTCGGCGACCGGGGCCTCGTTGCCGAGCCGCATCCAGAGGAGCGCGGCCTGTTCGCAGAAGCGATCGTCGGCGTAGGTGGCACCGCTTTCGCGGTAGCCGTCCCGGTAGAGCTGCATGACGGCGCGGCAGGCGTCCTCGGTAGAGGCGCAGCCGGCGAGCAGCTTGAGCGCCGTCTTTTCGCCGCAGGGCTTGAAGCGGTCGCCGTCGAGGTAGCGTTCCAGGCCGGGGCAGTGATCGGCGTCGTCGCCCATCAGCATCTGGGCGAAGAACCATTTGAGGCCGTAGAGCTTCCCGTCCTCTCCGATCACCTCGTAGTCACCGGGTTCGACCCGCGTGACCTGCCGGGTCATCCAGTTGACGTGGAGGCCTGGCAGCATCCGCAGGTCCTTGTCCCGCGTGGCGATGCCGGCGTAGCCGGGGGACTTGCCGATGGCGAAGTGGGCGCAGGCGGCAATGCCGTCGTCGGCCTCGCGGCTGGTCCAGTTCTTGGCCAGGAACAGGCTGCCCTCGTAGGACTGGAGCCAATCCTGGAGGTAGGCGTGGTTCTTCGGCTTGCGGTCGCCCTTGCGCTGCCCCTGGTAGGGCCGGACGGTGGCGACGAGGTATCGCTCGCCCTTGTGGCAGCCGTTGGCCGTGTTGTGGACCACGACGCTCTCCGCGCCGATCCGGGCTGCGAAGGCCTGGATCAGGTCGATGGCGTTCTGCCGGGCCTGCCCTGGCTCGGTCTCGTCGTTACCGCTGGCGTAGTAGGCCAGGTAGTCCCCGTCGATATGAGCAACGAGGCCCGGCGTCATCGGCAGGACTTCGGCCCGGTGTGGCTGGGCCTCGGCAATAGCGGCGATTGCGGCGTCAAACATGCACGTCTCCTCCAAAAGAAAAGGCCGGGGGTGAGCCCGGCCTTGCGTCAGTTGTTCGTGTTCAGGTCGTCGAGTGCGCTAGGTTCGCGCGGGCATTAAGCTCCGCACTGCTGCAAGCTGCTGTTCCAGGGACGGCGGATTGTCCAAGGCGTCCATGCGGTCAGCTTGTCGCTCCTGCGCGTCAGCGATGCGCTTGAGGCTGACAGCAATAGAGCACAGAGCTTCGCGCTCAGTGACGAGGTAGGCAAACCGCTCCACCTCACAGTCCCGCCAGCGGATCGGCGTCAGCGCCGGCCTTGGCGTCGGCCGAGGCCTGCACGTCCGCGCTCTTGCGCGCCGGCTTCTCCGCCTCGGGCAGGTCGATGGCACCACCGGCGAACAGCAGCTCGGCGATTGGCGAGCCGGGGAAGTTGGTCGCTGCCTTGATCCGGTCCTGCCAGTAGTTCTTGGAGCGTCCGGGCGTCACCTCCCCCGTTTTCTCGTCCTTCTTGTCGTCGTGGCGGCCGTCGATGAAGATGCTGTCCCACATCCCTTTGAGCGCCGCCTCGGGAGCGCCCCAGATGAAGCACTTGAGCGGCGTCACCGGCTCGTCGACGGGGACCGGCACGGACTCCCCGGTGTCGAAGTCCTCGCGGAACGGGGGCCGGATCGTGAAGGCGCCCTCGGCATCCTGGAGGTTGGCGTAGGTCTTGCCCTCCTTCTCATTGTGGATGATCGTGCCAATGAACGGCTTGCCCAGGAGTTGGGCGAAATGCTTGTATTCGCCGGTGTGGTTCAGGCGCTGGAACAGCTTGTAGAAGCCGGCCTTCTCGGAGAGCGACAGGTTCAGGTTGATCGTGATTAGGTCCGCCATCTTGCGGCCGTCATCGAGCTGACGAGAGGGGTGCTTGGGGCCGGAGCACTCGAACTGGAGCGCCACCTTTTCCTTCATCCGCTTCTGACCCTTCCATTCGTCCTCGACCACGCCCAGCTCGATGTAGCTGACGAGGCGGAGGCGAACGGGGCCGGCGGCGGGCGGATCGAAGTTGCCCCCGGCGGCCTTGGCTTGGGTCATGTCGGGGCCGGTCTCGACGGCGGCGGCGATGGCGCTTTGGACATCGAACATTATGCGGCTTCCTTTAGCTGGCTGCGTTCGCAGCTCGGTTCGTAACTGTGGATGTAATCGGCGCGGACCTTGGCCCGTGCTCGGGAGACGCGGGCTGGGAACTCGGGGGGCATCTTGCCCTCCTCCAGCATGTTGGCGCCCCATGAGGTGTCGCTCGGCACCGGCACCGGGATGTCCCAGGCGAAGTACCATTCCATGAAGGTCGAGGCCTCCTCCATGCAGGCATGAAGCAGGGCCGCGGCGTCCAGGGCGATGTCCGTGTGGGCGTCGGCGTAGAGCGCGTCGTGGACCTGGTTGACCAGGAGCGCCTGCCCGTCGAAGTTGCGCCGGGCGTAGAAGGCGCGGACGGCCAGCCACATGGCGGCCTTGGCCCACTCCCCGCCCCCACCCTGCACCGGGTAGTTCTTCACTTCGGTCGGCGAGAAGCTGGTGGACTGGCCGCGCTTGGCCAGGAAGTCCGGGCTCTCGCTCTCGCGGAAGGTGTAGAGCTTGTTGTCCGGCGTCCGGTAGTAGCCCTTGCGCGGGTTGCACGAGAGGCCTGGGATCAGGCTGTGCTGGAAGAACTTGCCCGTCGGGATTGAGCTGGCCTTGATCTGCTCAGTCAGCCCACCCGGCCCGGTGTAGAACTTCTCGATTTCCGGGTAGCGGGCGTTCTCCGCCTCGATCAGGGCCTCGACTTCCTCCAGGGGTATCTTGGCCTTGTCGCTGATGGTCGCGGCCCCGGCGCCGTAAGCGCGCTGGAAGGAGAACACCTTGGCCTTGGTACGCTTGGCGTCCCACTCGGGGATCGCCTCCGTCTTGCAGAGCCGGAAGGCCTCCTCATAGGGGATACCCTCCTTCTGGCCCACGCGGACGCAGTGCATGTCGAGGCCGGCTTGCAGATCGGCGATGAGCTGCGAGCACTTGGTCAGGATGGCCTGGATGTAGACCTCCAGCGCGGTGAAATCGGACTGGATGATCTTGCCCTCGGCGCCGAAGCGGGAGTGGAAGATGGACTTCACATCCGACTTGCCGCCCTTGGGCAGGTTCTGGAGGTTGGGGTTGGAGCTGCTGAACCGGGCCGTCACCGTGGACGTGTGGTTGAGCATGTGGTGGATGATGCCGTCGGCCTGAACCAGCGTCAGCATCCCCGTCTGCTCGCCCGTATCCGGGTCGGTGACGAGGTAGTAGGTGGTCAGGTCCTTGCGGAGCCCCGTCACCTTGCCGAGCGTCTGGAGAAACGGGATGTCCCGGTCGCCCAGCTCGGCGATCACCTCGGCCGAAGTCGAGTAAACCCCCGGCGTCGCCCCTGCCCACTTCGGCTTGGGCTTGGTGTAGCCGGGGAAGGCGTACCAGTAATCCTCCATGCGGGACTTGGGCTTGTCCAGGTCGTCGAGCTTGACCACCCGCGTCTTGACCTCGCCAGCGTTCTTGCCGGACTTGAACCGGACGGGCTCGCCTGCGTCGTCCAGGATCGGCTGGCGCTCCTCCTTCTGAGCGTAGAGCTGCTTGCCGTGCTGGTCGGTGAGGAAGGTGCGGGCCTGGTACTTGACCTTGCCGCCGAAGATGAGGGCGGACTTCTGCAAGCCGCTGCCCCAGTTGAAGTCGAACGGGCAGTCGGCGGGGATGTAGCCTGAGAGGCTGAGGGACAGCTCGGCCAGCTCGGCCTCCAGGTCCTTGGCCAGCTCCAGCCCACGGGAGACGTTCACGGCCATGCCGTTCAGCTCCATTTCCGTGGTGCAGAGCAGCGCGCCCATGTTGAGCAGGATGGACTTCACCTGGCCGCAGGCACGGGCGCGTTCGAGCTGGCCGAGGAAGATCGCCTCGGTGTTGCCGATGTCGCCGTGCTCCAGCGGGGTGCCGTCGGTGGCCTGGGTGCCGCACAGGTAGCGGCGCAGCAGGTCTGGGTTGATGTCCTCGGTGGACACGCCCGCTTGCCAGAGGGATTTCACCTCGTCGAACTTGGTGTTGCCGCCGTAGCGGGGCGCCAGCTCGTCCATGCTGAGCATGTGATGCGCGGGGTCCATGCCCTCCAGCAGGTACTCAGCGAGCTGGCAGTCCCAGACGTTGCCGCCGGCTGCGACGTAGCGCATCCAGGCCTCGCGGTTGTGCGGCTCGCGGAGCGCGTAGAGCAGGTCGAACTTGATGTTCTGCCCGATCAGCAGGGTCGTGCCGTCCAGCAGCTTGGAGAACCAGTCGAACGGGCGGTCGCCGTTGCCGAAGTATTCGCCGACGACCTTGCCGCCCTTGCGCTGCCACCCCGACATGACCACGAAGTTTTCGGGGTCGAACGGGTTGGCCTTGCGCTTGAAGCTGGCGCGGATGCTGGTCTCCACGTCCCACACGACGTAGCTCACAGGAACATGGCCTCGGCTTCGTGGCACTCGTCGACTGACGGGTACTCCAGAGCATTCAGGTCGCTGGAGCCCAGAAGGCCACGATTATGCAGCAACATCGCGAGGCGCTTAGCGAAGGTACGCTCGACCAGCTCCCCGTAGTCCTCCTCGCTCATAGTGCGCTCCTCACAGGATCGCCCACCAGGGGCGCTTGGTGATCTTCTTGTCGGCTGCCCTGTCACGGGCCTCGCAGGCCTCGACGATGGCCATGCTGGCGGCGCCGTTGACGTTGGCCTTGTCGAGCTGGCCGGTCTGGGCATCGCCGAATACCACCCAGGCGCCGACCGTCGGCTCAGCGGGGAGCGGTGCCCCCGGTGTCGGCCGGCGCAGCACCTGCGGCACCAGCGTCGAGCAGTCCGCGGCAGGTCGGTTGTAGGCGATAGGCGTCACGCAGGCAGAGAGCGCGAAGGCCAGCGTCATGGACGCCAGAGCCGACCGCCTCGGCAGCGCCGGGAGCAGCGAGGATTGCATTGCGGTTCTCCGAGGTGACGACATCAATGCGGCCGTGCGCGGCCTGGGTGTCGACGAGGATGCGTACCGAGTCCTGCGCGGCCTGCTTGGAGGCGTCGGCGGTCACGGCGGTGGCGTTCGCCTTGGCGGCGTCCTTGCGGGCGCGGCTCGGGGCGGTGAGGAAGTACCAGGCTGCGAACAGAAGCAGCAGGGCACCAGCGGCCACGCCGAGGCGGCGGGCCAGTTCGGGGCGGGTCATACCGCTGTCCTTGGGATGAGGCGGGGCGGCTCGTCGAAGCGGCGCACACGCCAATGGCCGGGGCCTAGCTTCGGAAGGACGCTGCGCGGGGTGAGGTCGTTGGTGATGTAGCTTGGCCGGGCCTTGCCCAGCTCGTCGGTAATCAGCAGCAGGCCGAACGCGGCGGCCAGCGCAATCGGGTCACGCAGCGCCACTCTCCACAAACACGCACCTAAACTGCGCGTCTGGGGCACTGACGCCCCTCACCATGTTGCCGGTGACCCGGCACTCGAACCGACCGGTCTCCTCCACCAGGAGGCCCTTGCCGAGCAGGTCGTGGACCCGACCGGACATGGTGGCGGTGGGGATGTCGAGCTGGTCGGCAATCTCGGCGCGTGTCCGGGTTTCCCCGTGGCTGCGCATGAAGGCCATAATGCGGTCGCCCATGGTGGCGAAGGCCGCGGCGTTGTCGTTGTAAGCGGCGATGGACGTGGCTTGCACGGTCATGCGCGCACCTCCGGGTGAGGTCCGGTGTCGAACCAGTATTCGATGGGCACCGACGTGTCTGCGCGGCGGCTGTGCGACCATTCAGGGCCGTCGAGTGTCCTGATGCAGGTCGCGAACGTGCGCTCGAAGCGCCGTGGCAGTGTGCCGTCGTCGATGTACCCGCCCACGACATAGCTTCCTCCGACATGCGGGGGGTTAGTGACCGGCCGCCAACGGCGAGCCTCCTGGCTGTCGTCCGGCTCGGTCCTGCGAGGCAGTAAGAGGAAACCCATTATGCGGCTCCGTTGAACTGGGATGGGGTGACGTAGCGGCCGCGCTGGCCGTCAAAGACGACCTCGGCCTTGAGCTGCTTCGGCCCACCTTCGCGGGCCAGCTTGTTCTTGGTGAGCCCGAGGTAGCGGCTGCTCGGGAAGTCCGCGTTGTAGCCGACCGTCAGGATGAAATCGGCTGCGCCCTGCTTCCCCGTCTTGCTGTCCTTGAGCATCGACAGGGTTGGGTAGCAGAGGTTCTCGCCGTCGGCGCTGATCTGGCTGGTCGCCAGCACGGGGCAGTCATGCTTGACCGCCTGGACGCGCGCCCACTGGTACATCGCTTCGAGAAGCTGGTCGGTGCGCTGGCCGTTGTTGGAGACGGCGCCGCCGAACTTGATGTTGTCCACCATGTCCAGCACGATGAGCGCCGGCGGGAATTGCCGGATGATGTCCTCGACCTCGTGGTTCCAGAAGTCGTGGATGTCGAACACCCGGAGGATGTGCGGCCTGCCGCCCGTCGTGGTCACATAGTCTCGGCCGATGGTGCCGGCCTGGCTGCGAGCGACCAGCCCGGAGGCGGTCTCGTTCAGCGCCGATTGGAACAGGCGCTTGACGATGCGGTTGCCCGGCCCCTCGTTGTTGAACCACAGGATGGTCCGCTTCTCGTCGGGGAACAGGGTGTCGACCTGCGCCGCCATATGGCTAAGCTGGTCGGTAAGGAAACTCGTCTTGCCCACGTCCGGCCGGGCGGCGATGATGCCGAAGTCCCCGGATCGAAGCGGGCGCATGGCCAGGTTCAGCTCGTCAAGCCGCCAGTGAAAGCCGGTGTCGTTGGCATCCTCGGCCAGCAGGTCGTTGATGTCGTCCTGAACCCAGGGCGTCTTGACCTTGCGGTTGGTGTCCAGCTCGAACTGCTCGATGGTGGACCGGAGCTGCGAGCCGAAGTCCAGCTCCTCGCCCTCGTTGAACCGCTCGATGAGCCCGAGCAGATCGGAGGCCGTCTTGGCGGCCACCATGCGGGCCATCAGCCCGGCCTCCAGGGCCGGGTCGACAGGCTCCTGCACCTGCTTGAGCAGGCCGTGGTATAGCGCCCGCTGCTCGTCGTTGAGCTTGGGGTGGGCGAAAGATCGGAACCACAGCCAGAAGGGCTCCTGCTCGATCCGGGTTACGTCGGTGAACTCTCGGAAGTATTTGCCGAAGTCGTCGAGGATCGTCTTGGTTTTCAGGTCGAGTACGGCGTCAGGCACTGCCCGGCGCAGCTTCTCGTACCGCTCCCGCGTCCGCAGCAGGCGGAGCAGGGTCATATCGAGAGAAACTTAGCTATCTCCTCTTTTGAGTGGAACTTCGGATCACGCTCGGAGCGGATCGCCGTGGCCTCAATCCCGTAGGCGCGGAGCTTGGGGACGTACTTGCGGCGTCCCTTCACCCCTGCCCCATCCGGGTCGAGCCAGACCTTGACCGGCTTGGCCATGGCCAGGATGTCGGTGATTGCGGTGTCCGACAGGCTGGTGCCCATCGCGCACCACGCTTCCGTCACCTCGCCCACCCGGATGGTGCTGAGCATGTCCTCACAGAGGACCAGCACCGGGCCTGAGCCCTGCTTGAACACGGGCTTGTCGATGGGCGGGTTGATATACTTGGGCCGGGATGGGTCCAGGCTCCTAGCCTGCCAATAGATGAGCCGGCCCTCTTGGAAAACCGGCAGCACTACTCGGGCAAGGCGCGGGCACCAGTAGATGCCTTTGCGGGAGAGGGTATCATTACTCAGGCCCGCCTTATAAACCCAAGCTCTGGCGGCCAGCGGCCACTGCCCTGGGTCAAACTCGGCAGGCATAGGTGGCCGCGGATCAGCTTCGGCTTCCGCCTCGGCATCAGCCACTGTCCGCAGCCGGGCAAGGCGCTCGGCCAAGCTCGGCTGCGGTCGGGGTACGAACCCCTGATCGGAGCAGCGCCAGCAATAGGCTGACCAGCCCCGATCATTGTGGTCCACGATCATGGTGCGACCGGAGCCGCAGTCGTGGTCGACCCTGCGGCGTCCGCCTAGCGCAAGCTCTTGAGCCCGGCTAAGCCACCCCGCAGGGTCCAGCGCCATTAGTCGAAGGCGCCCATGTCGTCAGCGAAGTCGAAGTGCATTTGCACCGGGCCGGCCATCAGCGTGTCCACCGGGGTGGTGCGAGGGTCGTAGCCGTGCGCCTCAATGGCGCGGGTGTCAGAGTACGGGTAGTCGTCGTCGAAATCGGGATCGAGCAAAGTGTGTGGCCGATCCTCAGAGCGCGATGGCGCCGGGGCGCAGCATGTCGGCCTCGGCCTGCGCCGCTGCCTTGAAGGCCGCAGCCTGTGCCTCGGTCTGGGCCTTGATGAGGCCGGCGTCGGACAGGCGCTTGCTGGCGTAGCTCACGGTGTCGAAGGCCGCGTCGAGGGCGGCGCCCGCCTTGTCGACGATGACGGCGGCCTTGATGATGCGCTTGTCCTGACCGGCCATGGCGCGGAGCAGGGCTGCGAGGTGGAGGGACGTGACAAGGGCCACCACGCGCCGCGTGATGTTGAGAACGTACTTCATGTTGATCCTAATGAGGCGCTCAGGGCGCACGGGTTCAGGCGCCGGGGCGGGTTGCCCCGGCGCTAACCGGCTCAGGCCGGTAACTCGTTAGCGGGCCGGTTCCATTTCCCCAGCGTAACGGGGAGTGCGCGCCGACTTGCGCTTGGTGGATATGATGCTCTTGATGTTCACCCGCTTGATGTCGGGCAAGCCCAAGTCGCCGTTTACGGTCACGGCTACGACCATGCCTTGGGAGGTGTTCACCACTCCGGCAACTGTGCCGCGCATGTTACGGGGGCCGCCGCCAATGCCAGCACGGCCGAAGCGGAAAACTACCTCGTCGCCTACGTCCACCGACTTCTCTTGCTCCTCGCGGAGCAGAGCTTCGAGCTGGGCAACGCGGACCCTAGCCGCGTTGAGCTTCTGTTCGGTGGTCTGTCGTCCCTTTGCGGGCTTCTTATCGTTGGTCGGCATAAGGTCTCCCGTAGTTCTAGGCGTCAGCCGTAACGCCTATAGGTGCTTACGTCTCCCGAGGAGGGAGCGAAAGACTGGTAATCGCCCACGAAGCTAACCGGGTCTGTGATTACGACGTTGCCGTAACGATCAAGCATCACATTGGCTTCATGGATGTCAAAATTGGCGATGTCCGAGAAGAACTCCCGGATGTCGATGGCGGTGCGGCAGAGGTCCATGTGGCGGCCCCAGCCGTCGATGCCGAGGTTGATGGTCTCCTTCACGGAGTCCACCTCGGCAGCGAGCTGTGGGTCGTACATCGGATCGCCCGGCGACAGCTCCCCGGCGATTGCCTCCAGCCGATCCATGAGGACGGCGTAGCAGAGGCCCTTGCTGAGCAGCTTGTGGACGATGGGCACTCCGGCGCGGCGCTGATTGGCTCGGCACCAGGCAGCGTACATAAGGCCGCTGTCCTCGGGCTTGAACCCGATCTTCATGGCGAGCCCGTTGCGGTAGAAGGCGGCGGAGTAGTAGCCGGACCCGCAGAAGGTCCAGCCCGAGCGGCGCATCAGGTCGCACACCGGCCTGAACGCGGACTGCTCCCGGACATAGCCGCTAGGGCGCACAGGATGGTCCGCGATCAGCTCGGACACGGCCAACACGAGGGCCGTCATCTGATCCTTCGCGGTCTTGATTTCCCCGAACTCAGGCGCCGCGTTGTCCACGCAGAGCGCCTCCAAGGCAGCGGCGTCGAAACGCCCCGCCAGACTTACGACGTTGCTCAAGTCACTCGCTTTCGATGAGAGGTCGGCCGGGCCGCTGCCCGGCCGCATTCCATCAAGCGTAAGCCGGCGCTCCCCCGAGCCCGCTGTCACGCTTGGTCGCCATGCGAAGGCCGGCGATGTAGGCCATGTCGATGTCGTCGGTGCGCCGGGCCAGGAGCCGGATGGTCCCCTGCGGCCAGACGGCGTAGCGGGAGCGCCCATCAGGGTAGCTCCCGTCCCGGTCGATGCGGATGCCGCGCCCGGCCAGCGACTGCTGGACGCCGCGGAAGTTGAGGTGGGCGGCCATCAGACGGCGATCCCGGCGAGGTATTCGGAACAGGCCGCCTCTACGTCGGCTCGACAGTCCCAGTCTCGGCCGCGCATGTAGTAGTCAGTGACAAGCCAGCCTTCGCCCGGCACGGTGAAGATCGTGCGGTCGACGGGCGGGATCAGGACCCAATCGCCGTCGTCATCCTGCTCCAAGTCGCAGTCGCAAAGCCGTAAGGGTGTATTTGACGGGGCCATCAGAGCGTCCGCCCGTCTTTGAACCGGCACACGCCGATGGGTGTCAGGTCGGCGTTGGTGCTGCGCCAGCGGCGGGCCTCGTCCGGGGTATCCCACCCGTAGGAGGTGACGTGGGTACGGCCCGAGGCCGTACGGTAGACGTTGTAGAACATCAGTATGCCTCCGCTTCTTCACGGGTCAGGAAGAAGTGGATGCCAGGGCGGCACTCCGCTCGAACGTCGTCGTCGAAGCGGTCTGGACGGACTGTTTGACCCGCCGAGTAGATGGTCACGCCGTCGTGCATGGACACGCCTTCGCCTTCGATCACCTCGACGAACTCTGCGCGGCACTTGCGACCGACTGGGGTAGCGGTTCGACGGGCCTCTGGCGGAACCCGGAGCTTGGCGATGACGCCTCCCTTGAGCTTCTTCCAGACGATCAGCTCGCCCTCCTGCGGGACCTGGAACCAGAGGTTGCGCGCCCCGGAGAGGTCCGCCCCGGAGAGGTCCGCCCCGGAGAGGTTCGCCCCGGAGAGGTTCGCCCCGGAGAGGTTCGCCCCGGAGAGGTTCGCCCCGGAGAGGTTCGCCCCGTAGAGGTCCGCCCCGGAGAGGTTCGCCCCGTAGAGGTCCGCCCCGGAGAGGTTCGCCCCGGAGAGGTTCGCCCCGGAGAGGTTCGCCCCGTAGAGGTCCGCCCCGGAGAGGTTCGCCCCGGAGAGGTCCGCCCTGGAGAGGTTCGCCCCGGAGAGGTCCGCCCTGGAGCCACTCGGATCGCAGGCGATCCAGAGTGCGTGAGCCGCGATCATAGCGGCCAACTCGGTCTTTGAGATTTTCACATGCGTCTCCTCGCCCCGGCTCGCATCGCGTCCGGGGTCACAGGTCGTTGAGTGGGAGAGGCCCGGCCTAAGCCGTGGCCATCGGGCGGTAGTCGTCCTGCCAGCGATCATCGCCGAAGCGGTCGCTGGCCCAGGCCTCGTCGAGGAAGTCGTCGAGGCTGATGCCCAGCTCGGCGAGGAGCAGGGCCGCAACGTGCGGGCTCTCCTCCACGGCCTCGGTATAGGCGTTCATGTCGTCCTTCGACGGCTTGCGTTTAGGCGCGCGCCAGTCGTCCTTCATCCAGCCCCAGCGATCATCGGCGTCGATGACGGCGGGGTCACGGTCGATCACGCATTGGTCGAAGTCGAACACGAGCATGGCTGCCAGCAGGCGCTCGGCATGGGCGACATCCTGCGTCTCGCGCGGGCCGTGCTGGCCGTAGTAGCCCACCGACAGGTTGGAGCATTCCGGGATCATCCCGGCATACTCGTTCGTGTCCGTGTAGATGCCGCCGTCGTCCGGCTGGTAGTCGAAGTCCGGCCAGCAGGCGTTGAGCTGCGCCGCCACGGACTTGGCGAAGGCGTCGGAGCAGGTGCGGCCATAGGACTGGTGCGTGATGACATCCGAGTAGCCGGCCCGGTCAAAGGCGACGGCTGCCTGGAGGCCTTCGAGCACCTCCGGGGTGTTCTCCTTGAGCCACGAGGAGCCGAGGCAGCCCCGCTCCTCGCCGCGGTGGAACAGGTAGAGGCCGGGGCGGCGGGCGGCGATCATGTTGAGCATGATCCACACGCCGGTGCCGTCGTCGGCGCCCAGGCTTTGCCCCGCCTTGCCGCCAGCTAGGCCGACGATTTCCGTTACCGGATCGAAGTCCAGGAGCTGCGGCCCACACTTGGACGCCACGGTGTCGACGTGGCAGGACCACATCACCGGGGCATCGCCGATACGGAGCATCCGGTTCCCGAAGGCGTCCGCCGTCATGCCGGGCACCTTGTCGAGGTACTCCCGGCAGAAGCGACGCTCGGTCTCGCTATCGTGGGGACGCGCCCAGGACAGCACTTCCAGCAGGCCTTCACGGCCCGCAGGGTAATAGGTCATGGCGATGTCCCTTGGTTATGCCGCGAGGGCGAGTTGCTGGCTTGCTGCGAAGGTGCCGGCGGGCTGCACGGTGTAGGTGCATCGAGGGTACATGAGGGACAGCTCCCGCCTCGTCCGTTCCGCCTCATCGCGTGGGCTTACCCGGCCCCTCGTGTTCCACATGGTACAGAGCGCGGTGTCGCCGTCCTCACGGGTGAGCATCACCTCCCAAAGGGTAGGCACCGGCTCATTGCGGGCGGCGAAGTCGACCACCACCGGAGTGACCACCGGCTGAGCCGGAGCAGGCCGCGGCAGCGCCCGGTATGCTTCGATGTGCGCAATCGGCACCTCGTCGGCGTCCTGCTCGGCCATGCGCTTCTCAGCGCCCTCTAGGCACAGGGTATCCCCGTCCCAGTCGATGGGCTCGCCGTCGTCGTGGACCGAGCAATCCTCCTGCAACTCGTCGCAGAAGTAGGTGTGGTCCTGGTGCCAGTAGTCCCCGCTCCGGGTCAGCACCGCGCCATAGTCATCCAGGTTGCCGGGATGCACGTAGGAGGTTGAGGTGAAGCGGCTGTAGGTGTTGCTTGAATGCACCTCGACCAGCGACACGGAGTTGATGGCATAGAGGTTGTTGTCGTACTCGCACCGGCTGGCGTAGTTGTCGGCGCAGTGGGAGCACCAGTATTCGTCCCGGTGATCCAGATACTCGCCGTCGTCCTCCTCGTAAGGGTCGCCGCAGTGGTCGCAGCTAGGCCGGTCGTCGCGGGCGTTGTCAGCGAGGCCGCGCTGGTTGTCGGTCTCGATCGGGTAACCATGCGAGCTGTCGCCGATCACCAGCGTCTCGCCGTCGTCATAGACGGGCACCCGGTCGACATAAGGCATGATGAGCCCCTGCCCGTTGCTGTCCTGGATGCGGCGGAGCTGCGCGCCGGTGAAGTTGCCGGGCTCATAGCCCTCGGCTGCCAGCAGTAGCTTCATGCGGCTCTCGTCGCCGTAGATGCGGCCGTACTGCTTCTTCGCAGGCCACACTAGGGCGCGGCCCTTCGCGTCGTCGATGGCGCCGGTGTAGGCCAGAGCCAGGTCAGGACCGGCATAGACCCGAACCGGGTGGCAGTGGCCGGAGAAGTGGCGGGCCTCGTAGGACATGCAGGAGTTCGGCCCGCTGACGTACACGGCCTCGATTTCGTCGGCATCCTGCGTGATGTGGAGCTGGCGCTCGCCCGCCTCGACGGACACCTTCGCCGCCCAGGCCTCGATCTCGTTGGCCGTGAGCACGTCCGAGAAGAACTTGGTGAGGTAGCGCCCGGCACGGGTCTGGGTCTGGCGGTCGGCCGCGCCCTTAGCCTCGTTCTCGGTGTAGGCGACCATGCCCGGCTGCTTCGCCGACATGTGGCAGAAGTGCTCGTTGCGCTTGGTGGCATACCAAGGCTCCAGGTCCCAAGGCGTCGCGGCGTATTCGCCGAGAGCAAACCGGCGGAGCTCGCGATCCTGCCAGCCGGCTGGGGCGTCCATCGGTGTGCCGAAGGGGATGACCCGGTGGTAGTAGCCGCGGTATTCTCCGTTCAGCTCGGCGGCGTAGCTCGCCGCGTCGTCGAAGGTCGCATAGCGGTATGAGCCGTGGGTAGGCTTGCCGACTGTGAGGTAGCGGTAGTCGGCGACCAGGTACGGGGTCTCATCGAGCCCAGGTTCACGGACGATGCTGTATTCGGTCAT